TTGTAAGTTCTTTTTCTTTACGTTTAACTAAAGGATTCATTTCTCGTTTAGGTACAGAACGAGTAGCTGTACGTGCTGCCTTTATACCAGAACTAAGAAGACCCATGTTTTAAAACCTCATCTCGTAGTAATTGTAATCTACGTAATTGATATATTGCACCCTGTGCTCTATACATAGCAATACTGTTATCAGATTGTTCCATAGCACGATGCTGCTGTGCTATTACTGTATCTAAATATTTACTGAACTGTTCCCATTGCTGGTGGTTGTTCACCAGACCCTTGAGACTGCTCAACTGCTCCTTGCTCATTTCCACTAAATCCTTGTTCCTGTGGTACTGGAACTTGTCCTGTACCTATAGTGCCACCACCTGCACCTGTTGGGTCTGCTGGGTTTGCACCTGCTGGTGCTTGTCCTTCAGGGGGTTGCTGCTGTTGAAAGCCCTTCATAAGTTCAGCCTGAATAGCTGCCTCATCCATGTTGTTAGTTACTTTGTCAGGGTCAAGGTCAAGAGACTTTGCAATCTCTCTGATAATATACTGGAATTTTGCAAAAGGTGCAAGTGCTTGATTAGAAGATATTTGCATAAACTGCATCAAACGTTGGCTGCGTACTTCATTAGCCATAAGACTTTCTGTACCACGTGCCTTTACTTCTAAGTCTCCTTTGATGTTGGGGTCAAAGTCAAACTGCATATTAAATCTAAATAGTCCCTCACCAAGAGGGCGTAGTAAGTAATCATCTACATTCTTAATAACGTTCTTGATGCCACCCTGTGCAGCACCCATAAGCATACTAATACCAGAAGCAGTACGGCCTACACCAGAAACACCTGTCTGTCCATGTGCAAAGGAAGGGAAACCTGTAGACTCATCTGCCAGTACTCGTGCCTTATCAAATAGCTGTAAGTTTTCTGCAGCAACGTTAGGAAACTTAGTACCAAAGATAGCTTGGCCCGGTGCTCCACCCTGTCTCCTAAATACTTTGCCGGGGTACACTGATAGGTCTTGTCCCGGCACTAGGTTAGTTTCATCTACTTCAATTAAAAGATTACCAGATAATACAGCATTGTCAACAGCCATTCGCATAAACCCATTCATAAGAGTTTGGGTATCATCCATATTCTCTGCAATACCTACCCCAAAGAATGAGTATGGGTTAAGTTCATAGGGTGCAGCCATATAAGGAATACGAGCAGGTTTAAATGGATTAAGTACCATACGCAGAAGTTTACCATTACAAATCCAGATGTTTGCTTGCAACTCATCTACATCTTGCAGTTCACTTGGTATATCTACGCCTTGTTCCATAAGCATGTCGGTATCACACATACCCCAATACTCAAGAACTTCATAACGTTCAACACCATGCTCTGGTGCATAGTCAGACAAGTCAGCTTCCCAAGATTCGTTACTGTAGTTTTCCCCTAGTTGAACTGCTTCATCAATCACAGAAGGTCTAAAGTGTGGTCGCCTTTTTAATCCACGTAATTGTGTACGTGACATCTTATGACGTTCAATAACAAACTGAGCTTCATCCATATTGTTTGCATCTGGGTCTGGGTAAAAGTTCCAAACAGATACATGGGATACTTGAGGAATAGTTTTCATAGTGGGTGAATACTCACCGTCTTCTCCCCAGTTAGGGTATTCCTTATCTACAGCAAATGGACCTTTCATTACGCCAGTACCAAATAAAGCCATTTCAAAGGCAGTACTACGTAGGTGTTTACTTGCACTAGATTCCTCTAGCTGATCATGTATTTTCTTTTGCATCATCTTAGCAGCTACCATAGCTGGACTAAATGTAATTGCAGTAGGGGTTTTACCTACACCCTCACGTACACCATCAATATCTTTTAGTTTATCCCCTAGTGGGCCAAGGCTATCAGCTAATGTTCTAGCAGTAGCACCTGCAGGTAGTTCTTTACCGTCACCTCTGTAGCCATACGGATTTACAACTTCGTCTAAGCCAGACTGTTTTAACTGCTCTGGTTCTTTAGGGTCAAAGTTTACATCTGCCACTACGCCGTCAGGAAGTTCTGTAGGATCAACTGTTAGTGGAAACTTTTGTCCAGCAAATAATACGTCTACAATCTGACCATACGCAGCAAGTGTTTTAGTTTTAGTTACTTTAATAAATACTCTTGACTTTTCAGCTTCTGTAAACTGCACATCAGAACCGTATAGACCACGATAGTTGCGATATGCACGTAGCCAACGTTCTTCATCCTGTTGTCGGTAGTCATCAGCACGATTATACTTTTCCATAATAAATGGAATTATGTTAGAGGTATCTACATCATCTACACCTGAGTCATCACTATCAGCTAAGACAATCGCATCGTCCTCAATAAAACCTTCGTTTTCTTCTGCCATTTATTTTTCCTTCGCCATAGGCGTAATTACGGCAGTGCCGTTAATAACCAAATGTAGCATCTGCCACTCTCATACCGCCTGAATAACTACCCTGTGTGTCAAAATCAAATATACTATATCTTGGTCTTGACATTATACCATAACGTAATGCATCGTACAAGTGGTCTTCTGCTAATGTGTCAATGTCTTCTGGATTCTTTTTGTCAATAGGTAGTGCAGGTAGTTGAGATATTATATTAACACAGTTATCAAAAAAGACTAGCCGTGGTTCTTCTGTAAACTCATCTACCTGTAATCGTCTGTGTATTTCGTTCTTGCCCGATACCCTTGAACCTTTTGATCTATCTGATGGCCTCCACCTACAGCCTCTCATAATCATTTGTTCAGCGAGACTAGGGCCAGTATCACCACGCTTATGCCAAAGAGAAGAGTCCAGAACTCCGTATTTAATGTTTCCATCTTCTGCCTCTAGGTCTAGTACCATGTCTGCTAAATCTGTAGCAAGAACTTTACTTACGTATAACTCTCTATAAACTACTAGTTGTTCATTGGGGGTTATGGCAAACCATACCACACCAGATTTACTTCCATACCCGTAGTCACATGCCCTAAACTTAATCCAGTTACTGGGGATATTAAATGGTTCAACTACGTGTATCCTTCTGTCAAACTCTGTAAAGGCTGCGCCCTCTTTAATATCCCAATCACCTTCAAGTAACTGCCTACGTTGTTGCTCTGGTAGTGACAGAAGCATTGCCTCATAATCACCCTGTTCTGCTAGGTAAGGATTATCGGAAAGACGGGCAGGTATAAACCTACGTTTGAATAAAGGTTTACCAGCTTTTGCGTGTCCAGCAGGATAACGTAATACTTCAGTTGTTTCAATGTCTGTTGCATCAAACGGTGTACCATGTGGGGCAGGATCAATAAACATCTTTTTAACCCAATGATGTCCTCTACCTCCGGGGTTAGTAGTAGCTCTCATATATACAGGAAGATCGTGTGCTGTCGATCTCAAGCGACTCCTCATATAGTTCCAAGCAAAGGGGGTAGGCCACTGGGTAAGTTCGTCAAAGCCTATCCAACTAAATGCAAGACCTTGGTATCTTAGTACGTCATCTTCCCTATCTAGGTAGGACATCCACAGTCTAGCACCAGAGGGTGCAGTCCACTGCATCTTACGTTCTGACCACTTAATACCGGGCCATATCTTAGGATACATTTCTTGAGACTTAAATACAAGTTCCCTTAGTTCTTCTGTAGTATGCCGCAATAGCAAACCTGAAAAAGCTGGATGCCCCATAAAACGTAAAGGGTCTGCCAACATTGCGTATGATTTACCACCACCTGCAGAGCCACCGTATAGTACTTCACGTTCACCTGCAGCTAGGAAGTCAGTCTGTGGTCCAGTATTAGGTTTGAAGATAACATTGTGCTGTTCTTCTACTGGTGCTAACTCTTCAACTATTACAGCAGGTTTAGGCTGCGCTGGTTTCTTGCGTTTCGTTGTCTTGGGCTTTTGCACCGAGCCTTGTACGTTCGATTTCTTCCGCTTTGGCGATTGCCTTTTTCGCATAGTCTGCCCATCTGCGTAGGCTTCCAGCTTTGTTTTTTCTTCTTCGTTCATTGTCCAACCGTTTCTTTAATCCAACATGTGATATGTCTCTGCCCGTATTTCGTGTGAGCCAGTTAGCTACTTCACGATAAGAATACTGTTTCAAGTATTTCTTTGCTTGCATAAGCATATCAAGTTCGTGATCAATTGGCAAGAGTATTCCGTCATCATTTGGGTCTAATTCGTAACCAAAGGGAACTGTTCTTGCAACACGTGGGATTGGAACCCATTCATTGTCTTCTTGTAGGTCTGTTGGTTGGGGTAGCTTCCACGTACCTAGTGGTTTAGTCATCTTCATCCTGTGATTGTTTTGGGGGCATAAGCATTACACCACCCTTTGCTTCTACTTGCATCTTCTCTGTTTTTACTAGGCCAGTACGATCTAGTAGTTCTTTGGCTGCTGCCATCTTGTCACGAATGCCTAGCTCAGTTGGGTCATACAAAGCTCCAACCATTGCCATTGCAGCTTTAGGCACGTTACGTGCCAGATAAGTGTGGGTAACATCTAGTATCTCCTCTTTCAAACTATTTGTAATCTCACGATTAGTAGTGTTAGGAGAATAGCCAGCAAGTTTCTTAGCAGTGGTAATATCACCACCTGCCTCATCCATAAGGATGTCTAAAAACTTTTGTTGACGTTCTGTTAATTCTCTAGCCATATTACATCATTTCAAAATGTGGGGCATCAATAAATGGTCTACGTGATTGTGATCTACGTAAATCCACATAGGCATTCATAGCATCTTCTGCTGTACCCTGATACATACGAATGTCTCCCTCAGACCAAGCTGCTCCCCATTTAATTGCCACACTGTTACGTCTAGCTGCTTCAGCCATTGCATCACAGATGTCATCATATACATTCAGTTCCCATGAGATGTCTGAGCCAAAGTATGCAACTAGGTCTACTGCTCTACCATCTAGGTGTTTACTTTTCATAGTCTGTGATCTACCAGATGCGTACAACTTCTCCTGTTCAGCAAGGGTTCGTACACCATACGTAACTCCAAAGTCTACCTTAGTCAACTTAATAGCATCCATAACAACTGCTACTAGGTCTTTCTCTACACCTTCAAGTTTCTTAATGCTTCTTGCACTGAGTTTAAAAGCCATCTTACTTCTTTCTCTTATCTGTAGTATTTAATGTCAGTCCACCCTTACGATAGTCAGTTGCGCCTGTACGGGACTTAACCCTGTCACGCAAAGCCTTAGCATCTTTTCTTTCTTTTTTAGCATCTTTATCCCAATACTTTTCATATTTAGCCGTATCTTCTTTGTGATCCTTATACTTAGGGTCTTTTTCTGCGTCCCTAGCACGAGCAGCCGCAGCACCTGCATACAACATAGGCTGTGCCTCTGTTACAGATTTACCATACTTCTTTTTAAACTCAGCCTTTGTCATTTTACCATCGTGAACTTTGTGCATGTCTTTGTTAAACTGTTTTACTATGGCTTCCCAATCTTTTGTAGAACCCATTTGCTGCGCACCTGCAGCAGTCTTTTTTAGTTTTACTTGTTTTTTCTCTGCCATCTTACTTCTTTCCAAAAAACTTGGTAGCTGAACGTACACCAAAACTTGCGGCTACAATCACTCCAAGTGTATACTGATACCAATCGGGCATTGTCTCCAAAGCCACAAATCCGTTAGCTACAATCTCTCTACCAAAATCCCCTACGAAGACTAGGATTAATGGGATTGAAAACAAAATTGTTAGCCATTCGTCTTTCCAACTAGACTGAGAACCTTGTGCCATAATCTTTTCCCAATCAGCTTCACTTGTAGCACGAGAGAGCATAATCTGTGCTTCAGCTTCGGCTCTGGCAACCTTTGCTTTAGTTTCTGCAGCCTTTGTTTCAACTTTTCCATTAAGCCATGTTCCTACTAAACTTGATATTGGTCCTATGAATGCTTGTATCATATTAACTACTCTTAGCTTCTTTATTCATCCAGATGCCGAAGCAACCTGTTAATGCACCCATACATACAGATACAAGTCCAGCCTGTCCAGTAGTGGGGTCAGGCAAAGACATATACCAGTGTACAGATTGATATGTAAGTAGTGTAACCACAAACATCATCAGTCGTGGGAATATCTTATAGTCATCAATTACTGTATGTGCCATGTACTTTCCTTATGCTACTATAAAGTCTACCAGCTTACCTGCTGGGTGTTTGTTTTGATTGTGAGGGTGGTATGCATAGATACTCTCGTACCTATACTCATCTGCCTTTTTATCTACAGCCTTACGTGTAACTTCTACAATGTCACTCTTACCAGATTCAAATACAATATTTACATGCGTATCGAAAGGCATGGCAGGTAAAGGGAAATGAGATATGAGTGTCAAAGTTCGTATGGTCCTTTTTGTAATCTTCTTAGGTTAAGCCACATACTACTTACCTGCCTTAGTGCTTCATCCTTTTGCTCTTGCGGTAACTGCATACTCACAAGAGCTAGAAGACTTAGTAACCTTATTAAGTATAGTCCATTGACAATTTTTAGTAAGGGATGTGGCACATAAACTATTCACAGTATATTTTACTTTGTATCTCTGCTCGTGATATTCCAATGTCACGCAGTTCTCTATCAGACATATTATGAAGTTGCCAGTAATGTACTCGACGTTGTTGACCTTCTTGTATTGCTTTTAGTATTCGTTTAAACATTTCTATCTCCTTTATGTTTAGGTAAGTATTTCTTACCTTTATGGAGATAGTTTTACACATATAGTTATAACATAAAACAGATAATATTGCAACCCCGTTATGCACTTAACGGTTAGGATCAAAGTATTCCTCTACAGAAACTAAGACTTCCATAGTGTTTGTTGTCTCACCGTATACTACTATCTTATCACCTGCATGAAGATTGAAGTAGCCACCATTGACTAGGTTAGCTACAGAGTGACCTGCCATACTTAGGCCATTTGCAATATAATGATATGCTGTATCTTCTGCATGGTAAAACTGTACGTATACTTTTTTAGTAGCATTATTATTATTACTAATATGTAAATACCTAGTAATTGCACTAAAGTTATTAGGGCAAGTATACACAACGGTAGCACTAGCATCTGCCGAAGTAGATGAAATAGTGTACCCCTGTGTATGAAACTTAGACTTACTTAGGTCGGGCATTTACAAACCTTTAGGTATTTTAATTCCTGCACGTCTTAGTGTTTTCTTTAAACGAGACTTTTCTTTAGCAGTTAAAGAATCGGGATTTTTATTAAACTTAGCTAAATTTTTAGTACTTAGTCTTAGCTCTGTAGCACGAGGTTTAGGTAAACTAGCAGCTTTTGACTTACTACTTATTTTAGTCTTAGCTTTGTTTTGTGGAGACTTTGAATCTAGCCTACGTTTAATCATCTCTACTGTACCATCACCCCTACCTTTACCATCATTAATAGTAGTGGTTGTTACTTGAGGTTGGGCAGCAGTCTTTGCTACTTTAGGTTCTGGTCGTGCTCTTGGACGAATAGGCTTTTTAAGATCTTCTGC